TGCTGAATGGGACTGGAACGGAACCTGTATTGTAATTATGCGTAGTGTAAGATAACCTTCGATGGCAGCATTTACCAGACGGCAGTACAAGGGCGCGGCGGTTTCTACGACCACGACCAACTCCCTGAATACCACGGACACGTCAGTGACGATTGCGTCTACTACTGGGTGGCCGTCCTCTGCTGGCGTACCCTTTTACGTGGTCATTGACCCAGGTACTTCGGCTGAAGAAAAGTGTTCAGCAACAATCTCTGGCTCAACGCTTACTATCACCCGAGCACAGGACGACACAAGCGCTTCTTCTCACTCTTCTGGTGCGACCATCTATCCCGTCTTTACGGCCAATGACGCTGACGAGGCAAACGAACTTGCATCCAAGTTGACAACCAAGGGCGACCTTCTTGTTACTGACGGTTCTGCCCTTAATCGTTTGGCGGTCGGTGGCAACGGAACAATCTTTGTTGCAGATTCGACAGCGACAAACGGTGTTGCATGGTTGACTGCTGGCACTTCTGGATATGCACTTACGTCAAATGGCGCTGGAAGTGCACTATCCTGGAGTTCTGTTGTTACCTCTGGCGACAACGACCAAGTTGTTTTGGCATCTCAAATTTTTAGTTAGGAGCAATAATGGCGACATTCACAAAATCAATTCTTAGCGGGTCAACCGATGGCAAGGCCATTCTTGTTGCTGCTACTGCAACTGCTGGAACATTGATTCACACTGGACCAACAAGCACGTCACAATTGCATGAAGTATGGCTGTATGCCGTGAATACGTCTACATCCAATGTCAAGTTGACCATCGAATGGGGCGAGGCAACTGCTCCAAACGGAAACATTGAATACACGGTTGCTGCGGAAAATGGTCTCTATCTGATTGTTCCTGGTCTTTTGTTGAAGGGCAATGCAACGGCTTTAACGGTCAAGGCTTTTGCTGCTACTACGAATGTGATTGCTATCCACGGTTTCGTAAACCAGATTGCCTAGGTCTTAGATGACCCGTTACGCTCGTAGAACACTCGTAGCACAACCATCAATTGGTTCTTGGGGTCTTCCTGCCGCCACTGGTATTGGCGTTGTTGCTGGATATGGTGTCGCAAGCGGAGGCTCCTCATCCTCCATCACGGTGAGCGGAAATGGATACACGCTTTTAACGTTCACAAGTGACGACACTTTGACAGTTTCTACTGCTGGCCTTTTTGATGTACTCCTAATCGGTGGCGGCGGTGGTGGTGGTACTGGTGGGGAGTATGGATATGGCGGCGGTAACCACCAAGTCGATGGAGGGGGTGGTGGTGGTGGTGGATATATAACCTCTACGCTTTATCTTGCTGCCACAACGCACACAATTGACATTGGTGCTGGTGGGGCGCAAAACACTCATGGCGCTGACTCAACCATTGGCGCATTGATTTCCGCTTTTGGTGGTGGCCATGGCGGATTTCCATGGGTTATTGGTGGGTACGGCGGAAGCAACGGTGGCAACACTGGATATATCAGTTCTGCTGGACCAACGAAATCTTCTCAAGGGTATGCGGGTGGCGTAGGAACGGCAGACCTCGGATACTCAAACGGTACGAACCGTGGCGGTGGTGGTGGTGGAGCAGCCGCTGTTGGTGTCAGTGGGGGTGCTGGCGGTACTGGTGGTGCTGGCGTAGATATTTCAACATGGTTGGGTCAGTCTTCTGGCACGACATACAAGGCTGGTGGTGGAGGCGGTGGACGCTACGCAGGTAGCGCTGGCTCTGGTGGCACTGGCGGTGGCGGCGCTGGCGGTTCATCTGGTAGCGGAACTGCAGGGACTGCTAACTCTGGTGGCGGTGGCGGCGGTGGCTATAGTGGTGCTGGAGCAGGCGGCTCAGGAATTATTTACATTAGGTTCAGGGTATGACCGCTCAGTATTTTGCTCAACTTGACGAAAACAATATTGTGACTCACGTGTCCGTAGTGACGGCTGAGTTTATGGCAGAGAACCCAGACAGATACCCAGGTCGCTGGGTGGAAACATTTGTCGACACCGTAGGGAAAACCTACGCTGGCATTGGATTTACATACAACGAGGACACCGAGGACTTTGAGGCACCAACGTTGCCCGAGGCTCCAGACAAGCCTGAGTGAAACGCGCTAGCCGCTGGATAATTTTTTTTCCAGTTGCTTTTTTTGCATTACTCCCACAACAAGTAAGTGCTGAACCAGAACCAGGACTTAACGCTGTTGGCTATTTGATTGACGAGATACCACCGCTCCAGTCAGACGACGATTACCCAACCTGTGGGTCTGAAATAGAGAACAACATTAACCGCAATTTCAATGGCGAACCATTCCAAGACTGTGGCTGGGACATGTTCATGGTGCACTACACGGGGTTTATAAACATTCCAGAGCATGAAACTATCGAGTTCATGGTTGCTGCTGACGACGGCGGCACGGTCAGTATTGATGGCAACGAGTTTGGCACCTGGAATCTAAAAGGGTGTGCGTGGTCCTCAACCATAACGCTGTCCGTTATGCCAGGCGCATACCCGCTGGACGGTTGGTTCTTTGAGGCTGGTGGCGGGACCTGTTATATGCTCGCATGGAAGATAGACGACAACTACTGGGAGATTGTTCCTGAATGGGCATTTACAACTGCATCCACACCGACGACGACGACAACTACTACTACTGTGCCGTTAGAGACTGTTCCTGTCACGGACCCGACTACTACGACGCTTCAAGAAACCTCAACAACGACGACTCAGGAAACTACGACGACGCTGCCTGAGACAACGACTACGAGTACGTTGCCACCCTCCACGTCAACCACACAAGCATGGGTACCTCCGCCAACATCAACCACGTCTGAGCCTTCAACGACAGTTGTCGAAACAACAACAACCACGGAATTACCGCCACAGCCAACAACGACACTAGTAGTTCAAACATCTACATCCTCCTCTGTAGTAAAGACTACGACTACGACTGCTGCTTCTACAACTACCTCGGAGCCAGTTGTTACTACAACCAGCCCCGAGGTAACTGCATCGACAACACAACAGGTTGTCCAGGAACTTCCTGAACCCCCACAGCCTAACGAACCAGTGTCTCAGGCGCAAGCCATGTCAATAGCACTAAACCCGCAGGTGCTTGCAACAGTTAGCAGCGACCAGGCAGAAGCCGTTTTTGAGGCTTTGAGTGTTAGCGAATTAACCAACACAGAGGTGGCTGCCCTCGTTGAGGCGGTTCAAGAAGCGCCAACAGAAGTCCGTGCTGCTTTCGAAAAAGAAATCGACATATTCGGGGAAGGACTGGACGACTACGTCCCTCTTGGTTCAAGCATCCCTGTTGGAACGCGCAGAACCCTTATTGCCGTGACCGCTGGAATTACCCTTGCGGCGGCTGGTACTAGAATGCGCAAGTGATGAAACGGTTCCTGAACTTCCTAAACGAAAACTCATGGACCTATGCAGGAACTGGCATGGTCCTAATCACCCTATCTGGGCCTACCCTCAAGTCGGCCCTGTGGATTACTGGTGTAACATTGGTCATACATTCATCGTTATCCCTATCCCAGAAAGACTGATATGAAGACCCTCCAGACCCTCGTCCTCCGTGTGTTCGCAGTATTTGGTTCGTCGGCAATGGCGGCCCTTGCTGGTGGCGCTGTCCTTGATGTTGAACTGTGGAAGGCTGCCGCTATCGCTGGTATCGTCGCTGCGGCAAAGGTCACAGAGGCTCTTCTTCGTGCATGGGCATCTGATGGTGTCTTGACCAAGGAAGAAATTTCAGAGGCATTCGGCAAGGCCAAGTAATGGCCAAGGTTGATATTGCAAAACTTCCCATCATTAAGGTGAAGTTGTGCTCACATCTCAAGAACGTAGAGCCAGGTGAACTCGACCCTAGTCTTCTTCGCAAGATTGAAGGCAAGGGCATGCTTCACCATTGCGCGGCTGACGCATATGAGGCAATGGACGCCGCAGCAAACGCAGAAGGAATTGACCTTTCTCCGACTAGCCCAGCGGACACATATCGCTCGCTTGCGGTTCAAGAGTACGGATTCTTCCAGCGATACACAGACAACCCAAAGCCAGCCTTGATGAAGCAGAAGCCCCGCATCTACAAGGGCAAGGCGTGGTACCTCAAGAAGGGCATGGCTCCCCTGGCGGTGCCTGGTACCAGTCAGCATAATTACGGGGTGGCCATCGATATTGCTAATGCCGCCGACCCAAAGCGTCTCGCCTGGCTTGCCGCTAATGCTGTGTCATTTGGCTTTTCCTGGGAGGTCCTGCCATCGGAGCCGTGGCATTTGCGTTATGTGTGTGGTGATGACGTTCCCGAGCGCGTAAAGGCTTGGAAGGAATCAAAGCAGGCTTGATGTGGATTCTGGCTGGGCACTCCTTCTTAGTGCTGTTGTTACTGGTGCTTTTGGTGTCTTAGTAGCAGCCATACAAAAGTTCAAGAAAGAGAACGCATCTGACCATGAGGTTGTGATGGGCATGCTCAAGATGGTCTACAAGAAGCAGACCAACGTTGAGGACAAGATTGACCGTGTGGACAGCAAGTTGGATTCACACATACACAATCACAAGTAGCAGGAAAGATAGACCTCTAACCACGCCCACCCGTCGGATTGCCTCACACCGACTCCCTATTTCAACTGCCCCTTCCAAACCAATGGAAGGTCTACCCAGGTTTCCCTGTTTACTGCCCGCCACTTGCAACCGTGGTACGCACATGAGACTTATGAAATTGTTCCGACAATGTACAGGTGAGGAATCCTTGTCGCAACCATCAATTTGATTTATTATTTGCTTGCTCGGTTGCGGACTCTAATCTCCTCCCTAGAGATGTCCGAACGAGTGCGGAGGGGTGTCCACTGGACAGGCGTTCACCTCCTTGCGTCGGGCTGATGGTGGAATACCTCAAGCCCCCCCTCCGATTTGAATAGTTGACAACCGTGTTCAACGGTGTAGATTGTGTTCAACAACTAGGAGGAAACATGGCAGATAAAAAGAGTTTGTTCGCTCAGAACATCGGGGAGTCCCGAATGCTGGCGAAGGTCGAGATTCAAGAAAAACTCGACAAAGATTCATATGCTGATTTCATGTCGGCAATGAAAGACAGGGCCATATCAGTCAAAGCAATCCTGCAGGGCCTTGAAGCATGCGGAGTAAAACTATCCGCTGGACCAATCCAGAAGTGGAGAGAGGAACTGAGCAACAATGGCGAACTCTAAATTTACGGAGGTCCTGTCTCTGCAGAATGAAAATGCAGAACTGCGCAAGGCTTTGAAGCAGGCGCAGGGGGCAGAGGCTCGGGCGAAGAGAAAGTCAGAAGGAATCATTGAGGCTGTGTATTCAGCAGCAAAAGATTCCTGCCTCGCTGTAGGCAAGGGCAAGGCAGCACCTGTGACCAAGGACACACGCAAGGGTCGTGGCGAGGTGGCTTTGCTTCACGCAACAGACTGGCAGTTGGGCAAGAAGACCGTGTCGTACGGCATGACCACCTGTGCGGAGCGTATGAACATGCTTGTTCAGAAGACCATCAAGTTGACGGAGATTCAGCGCAAAGACCACCCAGTCCGCGAATGCGTCATTCTGTTCGGCGGAGACATGGTTGAGGGCATTGGCATCTTTCCTGGACAGGTGTATGAAGTTGAAGCACACCTGTTCGAACAGTTGTTTGAGGCCGTCAAAATCATGGAGTCAATGGTTGCCACACTTGCAAACCACTTCGAAAAGGTTCATGTTGTGTGCGAGTTTGGAAACCATGGTCGCCTTGGTCGCAAGGGGGACATGCCTGGTGGGGACAACATCGACCGCATGGCGTACAAGATTGCGTCCGACAGGTGCGCAACTCTAAAGAACGTGACGTGGCAAATGTCTAGCGACTGGTACCAGATGGTGCACATTGGTGCATACCGTGCACTACTGGTTCATGGTGACGAAATCAATTCATACGGTGGTAACGTGCCAGCATTCGGCATCCTGCGCAAATGCAACGCATGGGCAACTGGAGTTGTCGAAGAGTTCCAGGATGTCTACATGGGTCACTTCCACACACCGATGAGCCTAACGATGGCTAATGCTGGTCGTGTGTTTGTGACTGGCTCACCAGAATCGCACAACGAATACGCACGTGTGTTCGTAGCGGCTGTTGGTAAGCCGAGCCAGAGATTGCACTTTGTGGACCCAGAGAAGGGAAGGGTTACGGGAGAGTATGTTGTTTGGCTTGATTAACAAAACACCAACCACAATCCCAGAGTGGTCGCTTGTGCGCGTTAGGTGGCGAGACGCATATGACGCACCAAACGGGTGGACCGAGGTGTCCTCATATAAACCAGAGGACCAGATTGCGGATACCGTCGGTTACTTGTGGGCAAACTGTCAGCCAGAGTATTTGACTTTGGCATCAACAATTTTTCCTCAAGAGTTGCCGAAGCCAGAATGCGTCGGTAACGTGACGCATATACCCATTTCGATGATTCAATCGGTGGAAATATTAAGGGAAGGTACAGGAGGAGCGAATGGACAATCTATATACAGTTAGCAAGCCAGCCCACGGAAGCGAGGAATGGCTAAAGGTACGTTGGAAAGACGAGCAGGGCAGGGCACGAATCTCCGCGTCTGTTGCGTCATCAATCCACGGAGCAAACAAGTACACGTCACTTGCTGATTTGTGTACAGAACTTCTGGCAAAAGAACCGCCGAAGCCAAAAGAAACCAACGCCGCCATGGAGCGTGGCAACAAACTTGAGCCAGTAATCCTTGAGTGGTTTGCTGAACTTGAAAACATCAAGGTGGAAACACCAGATGTAATGTACGCATTCTGCACAGAAGATGGGGCAGTTAGGCTCATTGCCACTCTTGACGGCATGACCGAAGACGGAACGCCAGTTGAAGTAAAGACGACAACACGCAAGTGGGATGGCAGACTGCCAGAGATGTGGTACTGGCAGGGGGTACAGCAAGCAATCTGTACTGGCACCAACAAGATTGAGTGGGCAATCTTTGACTCTGCGCTGGAGTTGCACAGGTATACGCAAAACGTCACGTCAGATGAAATGTCTCAACACATCAATGCGTGTCGTGCAGTTCTTTCATCCATAGACATGGATGATTTTCCTGAGTCCGTCATGCTTGATTACAAACACGCCGAAAGCCTGAACCCAGAAAGTTCGTCAAGAAGCGTGGAACTTCCAGATGGAAGCAGTATCTTGTTTGAGCAACTAACCAAAATCAAAGGCATGAAAGCCGCGATTGAGGAACAGGAAAGCAAACTCAAGGCACAGATTGGTATGTTTCTTGAGGACGCAGATACGGGTACAATCGATGGCAACAAGGTGGTGACTTGGAAGACTCAGACGCGTGACTCTTTTGACATGAAGAGATTTGAATCTGAGCATCCAGCGCTGGTAGAAAAGTACAGGAAGCAAACAACATTCCGCGTCATGCGGTTTATCTAGGAGGAAAACATGGCACAGTTCAATCTTGACAACTACGAGACAGTCGCGGCGCGACTTGACCGTTGGCTCAACGACTACAGCGGGGATGGTGCAGTACCACGCACCAAGGTGGTGACAGACCTTGTCCACTACAGCGACAACCGTTGTGTGTTTCGTGCAGAGTTGTATGTCGACGACAAGTTGGTAGCAACTGGATGGGCAGAAGAAACAAGAGGCGAGGGCATGGTCAATCGCACAAGTCACCTGGAGAACTGTGAAAGTTCGGCCGTGGGACGCGCATTGGCCAACGC